ATTCGATTTCAATGTCACTTTCCAAATCAGTATTCATATTCGAGTCATCCACCTCATCAGATTCGATCAACTCCTCTGTCGGCTCAGTTACCTCCTCTACTCCAAGCTCCTCCATGGTCTCTTTTACTTCATCTTTAGCCTTAGCTTTCATCTCCTTGTTATTTGCCTTCTTTATCATCTTGACAAGTTTAGAAAAAACGGAATCTGGAGTGTTCTCAGTCTTCTTGTAAATGAATGCACTATTCAAGAAACTGAACTCTTTCTCATCAGGTGTCATTCCATTTGCAATATTCTTCAAATTCTTCTTACCATTGGCAACCATCTCATCAAAGTAATCACTAAACGATTTTACCTCAACTTTCTCGAATCCATACTCTTTAAGAATCTCATCCATATATGTGAAATTTACTAAGTACTCAGTATGAGTCTTTCCAATACTGGAAACAAAAACATCTATCTCTCTTCCAAATGTAGTCTTACTATTTGGTAAACCCTTCGATCCATACTTCTTCTCAATAGACCACAATGTTTTTCCATCATGCTTTCCCTCAATCTTCTTCTTACCCTTTAACTTATCGAAAACTCTCTTACCATTGAAACATGTTCCGATAAAGTAACCACCAATTGCTAAGTTATCAGTAACATTCTGCATCAAAGTTCTGAAAACAATCTCGCTCTTAAACAGATAATGCAATGCAAACTGAATACTTACAACATCGAATGTGAACTTTGATGGCATATAGTTCTGCAAATTAACCTTATTAGCCTCTGTCAAACCAGCATCATAATCAGGAAAGATTAACCTTGAGATATCACCTCTAACAAAGAATACCTTCGGTTTTGGATGACCAATTTTTGAATACAAATTCTTCGCATACTCGATATTCTTAATATCCTGTTCAATACCCAAAACATATGCATATTTACTCCTCTTCCACTTCGGAATATCTCCACCTTTACCTGAACCCAAATCGAGTAATCTTCCCAATGGCTTTCCACCATTCTTCGCAGGTGCAACCTTTCTGTAGAGATTCTCTTTGATCCAAATGTTATGGAAGTTCTGATATGAGTTCCTATTCTTTGGATTGTAACTATTATTGATAGTGTTGTAATATGCATTGTTATGTGAGTTATTAACATTCTTAGTTTTTATCTCTTCTGCTCTCTTCTTTACAGCTTCTGGTATAACACCTGTTACAATCATGTCCTCTGTTACTGGAACAATAAGGGATCTGAAAATATCATTCGCAATGTTCTCATTGTTTCCATAAACCTTTTGACCACCCTTGTAACTTTGAGTCTTGTCATGTCTAACTCTATGTGCAACCCATCTGAAACCCTCCTCTCTCTTTGGATCATAACCGAACTCAACAATTGTGTTACTTTTAATCTCCTCACGCTTTCCAGTCTCAGTGAACATTCTATTTGCAGAATCTATGAAAATATTAGCCCTGTTATATGAATCACTATTGTCATCATCAACAGGATTGAACAATATTGGTTCATAACTGTATTTAAACTTATTGTTCTTATTGATATTCCTCTTTTTTCCGCCAACAAACAATTGAAGAGTCTTATACTGTTGAAGCGTCTGGCTAACTTCACCCTCTGATCCCTTTACCTCCAAAATAAATGGATTTCTCGCATCATTACCATTCTCATCCAATACTATCTTCACTAAGAAATCAATAGTGTTTAATTCAGACGGTTTCCATTTAAAAAGAGAGTACCAAGATCCAGAATGTAATGGATAGTGTTCCTTGATTGGAACAAAGATCAATCCATCTGTTTCATAAACCTTACTTTTTCTATCACACCACAACTCCTTCGCTTTTGCAAAGATATCAGATCCATCACTCATAACAGAGAATAAGTACTTCTTCTCCTCAAAAGATAAACCAGAACCATTAACACCACTCTTCTTAAACTCAGTCAAAAATTTATCCAAATGACCTAATCTACCAATATTGGTCTTTGTTCTCTCACTTGGCTTGACCTTCAAATGTGTGCGTCTGATATCAACACCTTTCGAAAAGAGTGCATCATAAAATAACAAAAGTTTAGCATCACTAATCAATTCACATTCAAATAAAGTATTCTCCCAACCCTTTGGTGCTTTAGAACTGAGATTGTAAACGTTGAAATTGACATCAAAAAGATACATAGCACCATCTGTGTTAACATACATCAATCTTCTCTCCCCATCAGCCTTCAATGTGACTGCATATTTATTATAAATATTCTGTAGATTACTCGTTTTATCAATATTCTCCACATGAAGTGTTACAGGATTCGCTGCAATAAATGCTGCCTTCTTATTCTTCTTCAAATTCTTATTACTAACATTCACTAAACTATTGTAGTTCTTAATGATATTGTTACTCTCAGTGATATTCAGAATACTCTTGTTGTGTTGAATTAAAGACAGAATAAGGTAATTGATTCTCATGTACTCCTTGAAAATATCATCACTACTCATCTTCTCAATTTTATCATTGTGAAGAAGTTCAACCTCAATTTCGTGATTGACATTGGCTTTTATTGTATTTGAATCTCTAAAACTCTTATAACTTCTATCAGACTGTTTAACAGATGTGAAATCAATTCTAATTAAACCATTTTCACTGAAAACCTCATATCTGTTCTTCAATCTGTACATCTTCAAACTCTCCTTATTACTGTTCTTCAAATACTCGATAGTCTCATTAGCCCTATCGAGTTCTGTCTCTTCTGCCAATGAGAATCTAACACTGTACTCATTAACATCAATCTTCTCTAAACTCTCCTTCCTAATAAACTCATAATCGATATCCTCTAAATTTCCATTCAACCAATACTTCTTCACATTGTCACTACCATTGATTATCAATCTCTTATTCTTGTCATACTCATCATTAATAACAAGTTGAGACTTAACATTATAGTTCAAACCCAAACCACCACTATCCTTACCGTAGATAAAGTGATTCAAAGTACTCGTGAATTTGGAAATATTCAAGTTCTCTTCAACGAAATTCTTACCTAAAAAACGTGTTTCAAGCTCATAATTTTCATTACCCTTAAATTTGTCAATCATACTCTTAATGTTGTTAAACTTTGTAGATGGTAACTTAAAGCTCATATATAATTTAACAACATAAAAGTATTTTTAAATTATTTTTTAAAAAGATTACAAATTTTGTGACAATATTACATACCTTTAATTAACAAAATCAAGTCTACCCAAATCATCAATGAGTTCATGCTTCTTCTTATTGATTATTTTACCAGTCTGTTCAGAAGTTTTCGTAGTTATCACTCCCTTTTTTGAACATAACTCTCGCAAATTACTAATAGTCATTTTCTCCTGCTCCTTTCTATTAATATTCACCTTCAATTTAATATATATCGAGTTCACCAACTTCTTATTCTGACTATATCTTATCATCACACTATCATCATTTCTAAGAACAGAGTGATACATTTTACCATCCTTCACAACAACCAACAATGGAAGAAACTTATTAAACTTACAGTCATATCTATTACTGTTTATCAAATGACCACCAGTAATATCTCCATTAACCATATCCAAAACCAACAAATTAATCCCAAAATAATCAACAATGAACTGATCAATGTAATTATCCTCAATGCTTTCAAATACCTTTCCTCCTCGGAAAACCTTGTAAAGATATTCTTGAATACTCTGTTTCTTAATTTTCTTATTCTTATTGTATCCAAATTTGTAATAAAGATTCTTCTCATCAAAATGTACAATCAAACTCTTCAAAAGAAGCTTTATCTTAGACATTTTAACATCCCTTCCTAAGATTGGATATGTCTTATCAATACAACTCAAGATTGAATCGATAAAATTATAAAATTCACTTTTTGATACACCTTTATTCTTGAATAGGTAGAAATTCTCTAAATACCCATCAAAATAGTCCTCAAAAATATTCGGTAGTTTTAAATTGATCACCTTCTTCTGAGCATAAATACTCTCTTGATTAGGCTCTATACAATTTATTAAAGATTCCAATGATAACATTACTCAATATTCTAAATTTTTAGATTACCAATTTTTTAAATCATTTTTTTTTTATTTCTCAATAGATTCCAATTTATACTCTAAATTCTCTTTCAATGTATTGATCTTTGATTCAAGACCAAAAACCTTCTTCTTAGTATTCTCCATATTCGTCTCTCTCTCCTGTAGCTCAATATTCTTCTTCTTAACATAATTTATAAAATCAACAATCTTATTCAATGTATTAACCTTTACAGATGACATATTAACAAAAATACCATTAACATTCTCAGAATAGTTTATGTTATTATTCTTAAGAATCTTAAAAATTTCTACACACTCCAAAGAATTTAAATTGGACACCTCCTTTATTATACTCTTCTTTGTATTAATAATGGTCCTTTTCAAATCTTCTATATTATCCTCACTCACTTCAATTCTCTCTAACATCTCGCTATTCATACTATTCAAATTTGAGTACATATATTTGATATTTTAAATAGAAAAAGTTTTTTAAATGGTTTTGTTTTAATAATCACTGTCATAATAACTTCCAGAATCACTGTACAACTCTCCACCATCATCATCATAACCAACATCTATGATCTTTGGATGATTCTTCTTAAACATCTTACCACCCTTCATAATGTTATCCTCTACACTGTCAACATCTGACTCATCATCGTCATCTCCATCACTCATCTCATCATCTCCATCACTCTCATCAAAAGATGATTCATTAGAATCCTCATCCTCATCCTCATCCTCATCCTCATCCTCATCACTGTCAGAATCATCAATCTCATCAGCTTCCTCCTTAGACTCTATCTCAATCTCATCAGGATTCTCTCCAATAAAGTTAACATTAGTTCCCGGTTCAATTTCCTCAGTTCCTGTCAACTCCTCATAAGTCTTAATCTGATCTTCATACTCCTCATCCATCTCATCACTTTCAGATACATTCGAACCATAGAACTCATCCTCCTCATCAGAATCACTCAACTCAATCTCATTAGCAATCTCGTTGATATCTATGTCATCACCCGTACCCATAGCAGATAGTGGAAACTTAGCTTCGATACTATTCTTACCAGATTCGGCAACTACTATATCCTTATTCATATTCTTGAACAACTTCTCATCTTCATCTATCTTAGCTGCAATTCTAATCTCCCTACCATTCATCGAATATATCTTATCCAACACAACCACATCTATATCATCACCCTTATTAATATTCTTGAATACAGAAACATCGTTCTGAAACTCTTTAGCAACAGTAATAGATAACGGACCACTTTTACCCTTAATACCTAGTTTACTAATTTTATTGACAGTACACTTGATAGTGTCTCCCTTGCTTGGATTACACAAATCACAAGAGTACGTCACATTGAATTTAATCGAACCATCAAAAATACTTCCCGAAATGAAACCCATACTCAACTTAATAATATTAACTGAGCCCTCTCTGATGAATCCTTCATTGATACATTTACCTTCCACACTCTTCTTAAGATTGTAGAGTATAGTTTCATCCAACTTTTTGTTGATTTTGTGTGGTTCAATAACTACAATTTTATTCAATACAGTTCGTACGTAATCACACATATATACTATAAGAGATATAAAGTAATTTTTTTTTTAAATTATTCATTTTTTTTTTTTAATTTAAAGATTTAAAATTATATTACGATTAATAATGAGTACACTACTTGATATTAGAAATAGATACAAAGATTATTCTCTTGATAGTTATATAAACAGTGATAAAATAGACGCTATAGAACAATTTTTAGAAATGTATAACAAGATACAGAAGCAGGATTTTATCAAACCGATTTTCAGTTTGACAAAAAAGTACAGTAACTACTCTAATAAGAAGATCGATAGCGATTGGAAGGGTTATGTACCAAAAAATAAAGATGAGGAGATAGAGGAGATTATTAAGTCGAACATGAATAAGATAAGTAAGATAACTTTCAATTTGATATCTAAAAATTTGATAAGTGATATTAAGAAAGTTGAAAATAGTAATGTTCTTGGTATAGTCTCAAATGAGATTTATGAGAAGACAATATTCGATATTAAATTTCAGTCTATCTATTTGGATGTTATCAATATTATTTGGTCTGATAAATCGTTTTATCATAATCTTGTTAATATAAAGAAAGAGAAGAACAAGTTCTACTGGGTGCCAAAGAACAATATGTCCAATAAGTTCAGAGGACCGTTTGACAATATAAAGGATTTGGATAATGATGTTTATGATAATTTATCGTTGAAGAAGATCTTCATAAATAAGTTGCAAGATGAGTTCAATAAACGTGATGAGTATATTGAGACTATTAAAAATACTGACATTGAGGATACTGATAGGTACAAATCAACAAGACAATTACTTGGATTTTATGAGATAGTTGTTAAATTGTATTATGGAAATCAAATTCCTCTATTTATGATAAATTACATATTAAGTAGGTTATTTAAGAGCTGTCAAAGGGTTCATTATATAGAGTTGATCCACACTCTTTTGAAACTTTTTACTAGTCATAAGTATTATGCATCGTTCATGTCGAATAACAGTATGAGTTCTGTTTTGAAAAAATCGCATATTCAACAGTATATGTCTATGATAGTTAATGTTGATAAGAGTGAATTTCCGAAGAGAGAACTGTTTATGATAATGGATATTAAAGATTATCTCAATAAGATGAGTGGATCGTTCACTTGTTCTAATAAAGGAACTGTCGTAAAGACTATAAATTTTGATGCTGAAATAAAGGATAATTTATTGAAGAATCATTATAAGAAGATAACATATATGTTAAAGAGTAATATGAATGTGATAGAGAAGAATCTCTTGATACTTTTTGACTATCTGTTTGAATATCAATCTAAAAGGGATACAGTAAATAATATTGTGACTTATTTGTTGACAAATAAATATTTGAAGAGGGAGATATTAGAGAATGTGATGACTGAGATAGAGTCAAATTTGGACGATATTGAATTGGATATATCGAATGTCAAAACATTTTATAATGATTTTAAGAAGGATATTATGTTCTAATCATCAATCTGTTGATCTTGTTATAATGCTCTTGTAAATATCTATCTTGATCTTCCATAGTTGCTAATCTTTGTTGTTCTCTTTGTTCAGCTTCTCTATTTCTGGCTTCATACATCTGTCTCTCTTGAGGAGTCATTGTGTGTGTAATCTTTGATCTGTGTGCTTTCAATTCATTAATTGTTTTAAAAGACTTAACCTCAACACTATCAACATCTATCAGTGTGTTCTCTTCTTGGTGAGCAATCTTGTAATCTGTGTAACCTAAACCATCGTTCTTGACACCATAGTTGTCAACCTTGGATATACCTAGTTCACTGTACCCAACACTTCCTGAGTTTATTGCTTGAGGTTCTTCATACTTTATTATCTTTGTTTCGCTTCTTGTCTTTGTATTATTGAATGTTTTGTTAAAGATGTCAATATTGAAATCACTACTGAATATGTTATTAGTGTTACCCTCAATAAGTTTATGTGCATCCTCTCTCTCACCTGATTCACCACTCATTATTCCCTTGTAACCATCATCATAAGCAGTTGGAATTCTGTATTGTTCAAAAATCTTGTTAAAATTATCAACATTAAAGTTATCCTTATCTAAGTATATGTTCTCTCTCTGTTCATTGACATCACTTGTGTCATACTGAGTGTACTCTACATCTCTGTTGATCTTTCTCTGATATTTCGTTTTCTCTTCAATTTTCTTGAGAATGTACAAATAGGATTGAGTAATTAATTTAAACTCATTGTCAGTTTTACCATTATTTCTATCAGGATGGTACTTCATAGCCATTTTCTTGTACTGTTTCTTGAGTTCATTTTTATCACATCCCTCCTCTAAACCCAGAATAGAATATGGATCGTAACTCTCTTCAAACTTCTTAATCTCATTGGCAAAATAATCTCTTCTTCTATTCTGTTCACTTTCAAATGCCCTCTTTCTCCTTTCTTCCTCCTGTTCAAAACGATTCCTTTCATCCTCCTCGATTCTGTTGAGTCTGTCCATTGCTCCATTAACATTACCGGCATTTATAGTCTGATTTGGATACTCAAAACTCATTCCTAATGTTTCATTCACTCGTGTATTTCTCGCCAATTGCTGTTGTTGACCCGAAGGGTACTGTTGTTGACCCGAAGGGTACTGTTGTTGACCCGAAGGGTACTGTTGTTGACCCGAAGGGTACTGTTGTTGA